CCGGAGCGTGGATCCGCTTCAATCCTCTTGACGGCAAGGGCGTAAAGAACGAGAATGTAACAGACTACCGCTATGCTCTTGTTGAAAGCGACAGTATGCCTATAGAACAGCAGAATGCTGTGATGAGAGAGCTTGAACTTCCTATCGCTGTGCTTGTATACAGCGGTGGAAAGAGCGTTCACGCTATTGTGAAGATAGACGCTCCCAACTATGATGAATACCGCAGGCGTGTTGATTTTCTTTACAAGGTCTGCAAGGAAAGCGGTCTTGACATAGATAAACAGAACCGCAATCCCTCACGTCTTAGCCGTATGCCAGGCGTTATGAGGAACGGCAAGAAACAGTTCATCATTGACAAGAACATAGGCGAAGAAAGCTTTTCAGAATGGAAAGATTACATAGAGAGTATCAATGATGATCTCCCCGACCCTGAGAGCCTGAGTGCTGAGTGGGACAACCTGCCTGAGCTTGCACCACCACTTATTGACGGTGTTCTCAGACAGGGTCACAAAATGCTCATTGCAGGTCCGTCAAAGGCAGGCAAGTCTTATGCACTTATCGAGATGTGCGTGGCGATAGCTGAGGGGGTAAAGTGGTTTGGCTGGCAATGCACCAAAGGAAAGATACTATACGTCAACCTGGAGCTTGACAGAGCATCTTGTCTGCACCGTTTCAAGGACGTGTACACCGCAATGCACTTAGAGCCTGATAACCTCAACAGCATAGACATATGGAACCTGCGAGGTCACAGCGTACCAATGGACAAGCTTGCACCAAAGCTTATACGCCGAGCAAGCAAGAAGAATTACATTGCCGTGATAATAGACCCTATCTACAAGGTCATAACAGGCGATGAGAACTCAGCAGACCAAATGGCACACTTTTGCAACCAGTTTGACAAGGTATGCACAGAGCTTGGCTGTGCGGTCATATACTGCCACCACCACTCAAAGGGAGCGCAGGGCGGTAAGCGTTCAATGGACAGAGCCAGCGGTTCAGGAGTATTCGCCCGTGACCCTGACGCACTTCTTGACCTTTCAGAGCTTGACATTTCAGACAGCCTTTACAAGCAGCAGGAGGACGAAACTGTTTGCCGTATCTGTGAGAACTGGATGAGGAGATTTTACAGAAATACTGATGAGCTTTGTTCACAGGACGATCTTGTTACGCCGTCAAAAATGCTTGAGATAACACACAAGTACCTGCACCCGAACTCATACAAGCTTATGATGGCCGATATAGACAAGGCTAAGCTTGCAGTAAGAAACCGCACGGCATGGCGTATAGAGGGTACTCTGAGAGAGTTCCCGAAATTTGCTCCCCTCAATATGTGGTTTGATTATCCTGTTCACAGAGAGGATACTGTGGGCGTGCTTAAAGACTGCGAGGTAGAGGACATCACACCGAATTGGAAGAAGAATTTCAGCAAGAAAAAGACCAATGAAGACCGCAGCAAGGAGCGCAAGGAGAGCATTGAAACAGCTTTCAGCGGCGTGCAGGAGAACGGCAAGTGCCGCATTTCTGAGCTGGCGGAGTACATAGGAAAGAGCGAAAAGACCGTTGGAAGATACCTCAAAGAGCATGGTGGCTTTTGGATAGAAGAGGGAGAATGTGGCTTAAAAGCTCAGTAGACAGACAAGACAAAATCGAATTTTTGAACTTTAGACAGACAGGAAAAAATCGAAAAAGTGTCAGGACAAAATCGAACTTTTTTCTTGTCGGACAATATCGAAAATTACCGAGTTTGTCGGACGGACAGACAAACATATATTACTACGTAATATATATCTTGTCCGCTAGAAGCGGCGGACAAGAATATTACTAGCAGTAATACCCGACCGCACGAGAGGAGCAGATAACAATGACTGAATTTTTTATGGCAATGATACCGCCGACAGCTACGGCTCAGGAACACAAGGTGGCAGTAAGAAACGGCAAGCCGATATTTTATGACCCACCCGAAGTAAAGGCGGCAAAAGAAAAGCTAATAGCAAATCTTTCTAAGTATAGCCTTAACACTCCATACCGTGAGGGCGTACGGCTGATAACAAAGTGGCTGTTTCCTAACGACGGCAAACACAAGAACGGAGAGTACAAGATCAGCAAGCCTGACACAGACAACCTGCAGAAGATGTTCAAGGACTGCATGACAAAGCTTGACTTCTGGACAGACGACCAGCTTGTGGCAAGTGAGATATGTGAGAAGTTTTGGGCGGACATACCTGGCATTTATGTGAGGATAGAGGAGCTATGACGATACACGAAGTAAAGAAAAGTCTTGGACGCAGGGTGAGCTACAACGGCTCTGACTGCTACGAGTTGACAGGGTGCATTATCCGCAAGAACAGTAAGACAGGTCAGTTCTTCTATCAGGCAGAGATCGCTGACAAGACTTGTGGCAATACGTTGGTGTATTGTAGGCTGGAAGAGTTGAGGTGTGAGGAGGCAAAAGAATGAAAACACATAATCTGAAACTTAGCATAGAATTTTGTGACGCCGTTCTGAGCGGTGAGAAAACTTTCGAGGTCAGAAAGAATGACAGGGGTTTTCAGACAGGAGATCTGATAAGATTTATACCGACTGACGGAACGTCTTATCGTAGCTCAGACGGCACAGTAAGAGAACACGCAAAACATGAGATATCAGGACATACATACAAGATAACATATATCCTCAACGGCTGGGGAATAAAGAATGGGTATGTTGCGCTGGGAATAAGAGAGGAGATAGCCTATGGAAAGAAACGACCCTATGACCATGTCACGCTTGAAAGCCTACCGCAGGAACGCCTCAGCCATTGAGGACATCAAGGCAGAGCTTTCAGGTAAGTACGTTGCCGACAGTATCAGCGTATGCACTCCGCCGTCCTACACACCACACAGCACACGCATAGAGGGCTTTCTGCCAAGCGGTGATACACTTTCATTGCTGTGCGAGCAGGCACGGCTAGAGCGTGAGCAGAGGGCTGTTGAGGAGTTTATCAAGGGGATAGAGGATAGACAAATGAGGAAGATATTTGTACTCAGGTTTGTAAAAGGCTTTACTTGGATACAGATAGGACACAAGGTCGGAGGTACGGCGGACGGCTGTAGAATGGCAGTCAAAAGATATTTGAAAAAATAATCAAGTGTGTTCGTTTTGTTCGTTTTGGGTGTGATATAATTATACTGAGGAAAGTGTAGATGTACCTCTGACTTTCATAAAGATCCTCCAATAATTTTTTACCCACGGAGCGAAAGCTCCGTATGCAGACTATCGTTGCATGAGCTTGCGGTCTGCACCAAGTCGGCGTGCTTCCGACAGAAAATAAAGGCACATCTCTCATATCTACTACATTGCCAACGTTTGCTCGCAAGGGTGGGCGTTCGGGCAGGGTCTGAAAGCCGTATCCCCATACTGCGGCTTTCGATTTGCAGGTCGAGAGCGTGCCAGCTCAACATCTGCCCCACCATTTACTTAACTCCTTATAATATTTTCACAAGGGCGGCTGCATTTTGCGGTCGCTTTTGCGTTGTGTCGTAAAAAGTTCATAAATGTCGAATTTTTGATATATTGCATAAAAAAGGTAATTGACTTTTATGCAGTAAATAGAAATTCGGTGCATTTCGTTGATTTTCGCTCTGATTAGTGATATTATTTAAGAAATATTATTATGAGGAGAATTTCAGTTTATGAATAATAACGCTACATCTTTAACAATTGATAATGATACAAAGACTCTTGATAACATTAGAAGTATGTTCTTTAAATTAAATGCTAAACCCGATAGTATAACAAGAACATTTTCAAAGCAAATTAGAGTAAATATTGATTCTCTTGAAGATTTAAATTTAAGAGTAAGAGAAAAATTGAGAATGCACTGCGAAGAAAAGGCAAGTGCAATGACTTATGTTACGATAAATTGCAGCAATCATAAATCATATGATTATGCTACTTGGGAGAAATTTAAAAGGGCTTCATTTTCAAGCGCCGATTATATAGAAAGCATAACAATTAAATGGGACTTTTTGGTTACGATGCCACAGTATGAATATCCACAACCGCATTGTTTGGTTGTAAAGATTTCTTCAGGTTTGAAGATGACCGATTTTTTTAGTTTAGCTTTTTCTGGTAAGCTTGAAGATGTTAATGACATTAATATTTTAGATAATACGGTTGTTGCTAGAGTTGACTTTATTAATACTTTGCTTGGTGAGGAAGTATTAAACGTTGTTTCCGATTGGGTAGAAGCTTGTAATAGGAATAATAGCGATTGTAATAAATTTCTGCTTTTTTTAAGGAAGCATCGAAAGGCAACAGCAATACTAATTGAAAATGTTATGAATATTGTTGGATCCCTTGCATTATTTTTTTTGTTATATTATTATGTCAAAAGTAATAGCAATAATAATATATTATCAAAAAGCAATGTTTCCAAATTAATAATTGGGGTAGGAATACTATATGCATTGATATACATCATAAAAGGAGTGTCACGAATAGTTGCAAGAAAGACAATTGAAGAATTGACATATTATGGCGAGGGTCTTGTGTTTGAAATAACCAAAGGTGATAAACAACAGATTGAAGATAAAGAGAATTCAAATTCTAAGGCTGCGATACAGATTTTCATCAAACTTTGTTTTTCTTTTATTTTTGATTTAATATGTACAATAATAATATCGTATATATACTGATAGGAGGCGGTTTGATGTTAAACATATTGTCATTACTTAAGTCTTTCTTAAATGTGTATGAAGATGATATGGTAAAAGACTTTAAACGTAACTATAATACAAGATATTGTTAAATTGAAAAAATAACGCTTCACAAGGGGCGTTATTTTTTTATGTGTTGAAAACAAATTTAATAAATTTGTTTGTTTTGATAAAAGGGAAAGGACGGTGCCCTCATGACAGCACGGCAAAAGAAATTTGCAGAATACTATGCTCAGAGCGGCAACACCGTTCAGAGTGCTATAAAGGCAGGATACAGCGAGAAGTATGCGAAAGCTGACGCCTGCAAAATCCTAGATAATCCTAGTGTTGCGGAGTATATCCGTGAACTGTCCGAGAAAGCTCAGGACGAGCGTATAATGACTGCAAAGGAGAGGCAGGCACTCTTGTCTGATATCGCTAAGGACGGCAAGAATGACCCTGCTGACCGTATCAGAGCCGTCGATACGCTTAACAAAATGACAGGCGAGTATGTGGCTAAGATACAGGCGGAGGTCAAGACCTCTGAAAAGCTTTCAGACGTTTTCGCTCAGATAGGCGGTGAGGGGCTTGACGAGTAAGTTTCCCCTGTCGCAGAAGTATATGGACTTCATCAACAGCGTTCGAGGTGTGTCTGCGGATTTTCTTGAGGGGACTACCGCAAGCGGCAAAACAACTGTGGGCGCAGGAATAAAGTTCATGCGTATGGTGTCGGCAAGCCGAAAGAAACTTCACGTCATTGCCGCTAAGACTACGGGAAAGGCTGAGGAAACTATCATTCAGCAGGATAACGGCATTCTTGACCTGCACACCAATGCTCGGTACTTCGGCAACGGTGATAAGGACTACAAACTGCCGCATATCAAGTTTGAAGGCAAGATAATCTATGTTCTGGGATATGACAATAGATTTTAGTATTCATTGACAAAATGTTCGATTTATGTTATTATGAATTAGATAAAGAAGGATTTGTATGAAGGCTAAATGATATTTACGAATAGACTTAGCCGTTTAACAAGTTTACAAATATAAGATTAATTGTACTTTAGATCCTAAGGAGGAAAATACGTGGATAGCACGATTAAATTTGTTGATTTGTTTGCCGGAATAGGTGGCATACGTAAAGGCTTTGAATTGGCCTGTGAGGATAAAGGTTTTCATACAAAGTGTGTGTTTACTTCAGAAATTAAACCTTATGCAGTCAAAGTTTTGAAACAGAACCACCCTGACGAAGAAATAGCTGGTGATATTACATTAGTTGATGCTAAGAGCATACCTGATTTTGATTTTTTACTTGCTGGATTTCCTTGCCAAGCGTTTTCAGCAGCAGGAAAACGCTTGGGCTTTAATGATATGAGAGGAACACTTTTTTTTGATGTTGAGCGTATATTAAAAGAGAAAAGACCGTATGGATTTATTTTAGAAAATGTAGAAGGTTTAGTAAATCATGATCGTCAAAATAAAGATGATAAAATTGGCAGAACATTGACAACCATATTAGAACGCTTAGAATCACTCGACTATCAAATATCTTGGAGAGTTCTGAATGCTAAGTATTTTGGTGTTCCCCAAGAGAGAAAAAGAATTTACATAGTTGGTACAAAAAAAGAGAGACCTAATCTTGATAGTTTTGATCATTTTTCTCGTACTTTGTCTGATGTATTAGAAAAAGGTATAAATACTACTGATAGTAAATTCACGAGAATATTATTGAAAAATTATTCTGTTGAAGAACTGCTTGGAAAGTCTATAAAGGATAAGCGTGGCGGAAGTAATAACATACATAGTTGGGATATTGGTTTGAAAGGTCCCGTAAGTAAGAATCAAAAGGAACTTTTAAATACTATGATGACGGAACGAAGGAAAAAAAAGTGGGCGGAAGAATATGGAATAGATTGGATGGATGGCATGCCTCTTACTTTAAGTATGATTCGCTCTTTTTATGACGTTCCTAATTTAGATGAAATGCTTGAGGATTTAGTTAGGAAAAAGTATGTTTGCAAGGAATATCCTAAACGAAAAATAGGTAATCGTAGGGAACAGGATTCTAGTTTGCCATTGGGTTATAACATTGTGGCAGGAAAAATGTCTTATGAAGTTAGTAAAATCTTGGATCCGTCTAAGATAGCACCAACGTTGGTGGCAATGGATATGCGACATTTATTTGTACCAGATGGTGATGGTATACGTCCTCTTACTCTTAGAGAAGGTCTTCGTTTGTTTGGCTATCCAGATGATTTTAAGTTTGATGTTTCTGTTGACGAGGGGTATGATCTTTTGGGAAATACAGTTGTGGTTTCTGTAATTAGGGAAGTTGCCAAAAGAGTGATTGATGTATATGAAAGGAATTGCTAAAATATGAAGTTAACTGCTCAGCAAATTTATGATAAACTTATTAATGAGGATAAGATCAAAACGCTAAAAGGACAGATATATTTCAATTTAGGTGACGTTAGCATAATCGTTAAAAAGAAAGATGTTGTTGGAAATATTCTGCAAGAGTGGCTTGAAGGATGGCTTAAATCAAGAAATATTGAATTTGATCCAAATCCCAATACGCAAATGCCGCCAGATGTGTACTTAGATCCAGATGATCATACACATAACTTGCTAGAAGTAAAAGCTTTTAATTGGGAATCAAGTCCTGCGTTTGACATTGCAGATTTTAAGGCATTTGTAAATGAACTTATAGAAAAGCCGTACCACATTAACACAGATTTTCTTATTTTCGGATATGTAATGGATGAAGATAATGGAGATGTTATAGTTAAAGACCTGTGGCTTAAGAAAATATGGGAAATAACAAAAACAATGGATAGCTGGCCAATTACTGTACAGTATAAAAATGGCATTTTACAGAAGATGAGACCTGGGAATTGGTATACAACAAGGGGAAATGCTCACGTTTTTGAATCTATGACAGATTATTTATCCGCTTTTGAGGAAACTATATATCAAAATCCAGAAACGAGAGTGCAGGGAGCACAATGGAAAAATAGATTCAAGAGAAGTTATAGAAATCACTATGGAGTTGATATTGATTTTCCAAGGTGGGATGAAATAAAAGAAAAATATGGTAGAAGATAACGCTAATATATTTGTGTAAAAAAGCACGAAGACATCACATCAAAAATGTGGTGTCTTTTCTTATTAGTTAAAGACTCAAATAAAGCATAAAGGAGTGTTGAAAAAAATTTTTGACGAATCTGCGACCCTTGGCATAGATGTTGGCAAGATGTCAAGTGCGGACGCTCAGCGAGAGAAGAAAGACGTTACAGGCAACACCCGAAACACTATCACAACTGCACTTGAAAAGGCTCTGCCTGAGCTTGTGAGCGTTATCCTCAAGACCTATGACAATATGCAGGGCAAAGCCCCTGAAACTTATGAGGTGACAGTTGACTTTGGCGAGTACGGTGCACCTGACTTTGACAGCAGAGTTGAGACTGTGGGCAAGGCAAGCACATATGGTATTATGTCAGTTGAAACGCAGGTGGAGGAGCTATGGGGCAGTTCTAAAGAGGACGATTGGAAAGCCGCAGAGGTCAAGCGGATAATGCAGGAAAAGGGGCTTACAGAGGGCGAGCCTACTGCGGTAGGTGATGAGTACGCTTAATTTTAAGGACATCGCAAAAATATTTGAGGAGATAGAGCTAAGGCTCATATCTTCGCTGAAACGCAATCTCAAAAGGCACAAGGCTGAGGAACAGCGTTACGGCTTTGAATGGTCTGCTTGGCAGGCTGAGAAACTGAAAAATATGGAGAACTTCCGCCGTGAAAACCTCAACATCATGAATGAGTACGTTGACGTTATCGACGATCAGACAAGACAGCTTATGACGGAGCAGTTTCAAGAGGGTCAGCAGCAGGCACAAAGGAGCACCCAGGAGCTTTCCGACGAGCCTATAACACCTATCTCAGACAAGCATTTCTTTGGCGTGAACGAAAAGAAAATGGCAAAGCTTATGGACGACGTCACCACCCTTGAAAAGACCGCTGAAACAGCCGCTCTGCGAATGACAGACGATATTTACAGGCAGACTTTGAATAGGGTACAGCTTGCAATGGGAACAGGTTCTATGACGCTTAACGAGGCTATCGACCTTGCCACAAGGGACTTCCTCGACAAGGGCATAAACTGTATCGTATACGCTGACGGCAAGCGAGTGAACATTGCCGACTATGTGCGAATGGCTCTGCGGACAACTTCCACAAGAGCAGCGTTGCAGGGTGCGGCGAAACGCTTTGCAGAGCTTGGCTATGATACGGTGCTTGTGTCGCAGTATGGCGGCTGTTCAAAGACCTGTGAGCCTTGGCAAGGTCAAGTATACATTGATGATGTATTCACAGTATGGGAGGGGGAAAAGGACGAGTTTCAAGGCAAGTCAAATTACTGCGGTGAGTGGTTTTGGCTGCTTTCATACGCCGTAAAGAACGGGCTTTTCCACCCCAACTGCCGTCACACAATGACGCAGTATATACACGGCAGAACGCAGATACCTGAGCCGATACCGGCGGAGAAGATAAAAGAGCAGCGAGAGCTTGAGCAGAAACAGCGTGCAATGGAGCGGAAGATACGAAAGCTCAAACGCTTTGCGGCAGGCACCTGCGAACCTGATACAGCAAAGGAATACCGCCGAAAACTCAGGCAGGCTCAGCAGGAATTAAAGGCGTTCGTTGATGAGCATAATGAGGTGCTGCATAGGGATTATGACAGGGAGAAGTATTATGGCAGTGGTGTTGACAAAAACGTAAAAAGTGATATAATAAAAAACAATAAGTGTGAAATTACCCCTGACAAAATCAATAAGTTCTTTTTGAAACCAAATGCAAAACACTCAGAGGAATTTTTCAGTGTTGGCTATAAAACAACAGATTTTGAACTTCTTGACAAGGATTTAAAGGCTTGCTTTGATTATAGCAAAGCGGTCGATAAAGTTGTTTCTGATAGTGGCGTTGAAAGATTTAGTATATTTGCTGAGTTAGGAGTAAACGAAAAGAAACGTTTCAGAACAGTTTGGCAAAAAGATACTCCTGAGAGTATCCCACGCATTATAACTGCACATAGAGAGGATGAGCGATAATGTTTGAATTATATGACAAAGTAAAGATCAAGTCAAATAGCATAGTCGGAACTATTATTGACAAATCAAATATTAACGGCAAAACGAACTATGTTGTTGAAAGTGATACAAAAGGAACAGCAGGTGGTTATGGTGGCGAATGGAAGCTGTATGACTGCAATGAAAATGAAATCGAAAAGATGTAAATAATTCTACCGCTCCGCTACGGCGAGGCGGTATTTTTATACCCAAATATCGGAACTAAGCACCTTAACGGGTGCTTTTTTCATACACAAATTTAAGAAAGCGAGGTCAGAAAATGGACGAGAAAAAGAAACTCCCTGATGAGGAGGAGAAGAAAATTCCCGACACTCACGAGGAGAAAAAGGACGAGCCAAAGGCTGAGGAAAAGCCTGCGGACAAGGCAGATGAGAACTCTGCCAACAAGGAACAGCCTGCGGTGGACGATAGTCAGGCTGACGAGAACGGTGAGGGTGCTGATAAGCCTGCGGAAGATAAGCAGGAACAGCCAAGCGAGGATAAGTCCGACAAGCTGGACAGTGCAGAGAACACACTTGATGAAAAGGATCAGGAGATACTCAGGCTCAAAACTCAGATAGCCGCTATGCAGCTTGGTATCAAGCCCGACTGTATCGAGGACGCCGTTGCGGTGGCTGAAAGCTATGTGAGAAACGGCAGTCAGCAGGATATCAACGCCGCCCTTTCTGCGGTTGTGAAGAAGTATCCGGATATGAAAGGCGAGGGCGATAAAAAGTCCGACGGCAAAAAGCAGGGCGGTTTCAAGGTCGGTGCAGGATCTTCGGATACTGATGAAAAGAAGCCACAGAGCAAACCAACAGCGCAGAAACGCTGGAACAAATTCAAGTAAAAACAGGAGGAATGAATCATGCCAAATCTTAATTATGCAGAAGTATGGAACCCCGAACTCTTGGAGATAAGGATCCAGGAAACACTGTCAAGTCCGTTCATCACACAGAACGTTAGGTGGCTTGATGCAAAGACTTTCCACTTCACACAGATGTCAACATCAGGCTACAAGAGCCACAACAGAAACGGCGGCTGGAACACAGGTAAGTATGTTCAGACGGACGTGCCTTTCACTCTTACACACGATCGTGACGTTGAGTTTCTTGTGGATAAGGCTGACGTTGACGAAACGAACTCATCAGCGTCTATCAAGAATATCTCAGAGGTATTCGAGAAAACACAGTCTGCTCCCGAAACGGACGCTCTGTTCTTCTCAAAGACAGCTCAGAGAGCGGCAGAGCTTGAGGGCTATCACTCTTCAACAGCCGCTTCATCATACACAAAGGCGAATGTGTTTGACAAGCTCAAAGGCTTTCTTTCATCAGGCAAGCTGAGAAGATACAAGGCTAACGGCTCGCTCATTATGTATGTGACTTCCACAATTATGGACCTGCTGGAGCAGTCTGACAAGTTCACGAGAAAAATCGAAATGACGCAGATCGCAGAGGGAGGACTTGGTCTTAGAACAAGAGTGACCGACATTGACGGTGTACCTATCATGGAGGTCATTGATGATGAGCGTTTCTATGACCGCTTCAACTTTGACCCTGAGGACGGCGGTTTTGAGCCTTGCACTGCAAGCTATGTAAAGACCGCTGATACCGATATCGTGAGCGACAAGGAGTATTACACCGAATCAAGCGGTTCTTACACTAAGGTATCAGGCACACCTAGCAAGTCTGCACTTGATACATATTATGAAAAGGTCGCAGGCTCACACAAGATAAACGTGCTTATCGCAACACCTGAGACCACAAAGATAGTACCTAAGATCAACAGCATTTACAGCTTTGCTCCGGGCGGACACACAGAGGGTGACGGCTGGCTCTATCAGAACAGAGCGTTCTCAGATGTTTTCACTTTCCCGAACGGCAAGGACGGAAAGATAGACAGCATTTACGCTGACGTTGACACAGCAGAGTACAGCGAGTAAGGGGTGAGGGATATGTACCTCACCTCTACTGAGTTTTGCAATATTTGTCCTGAGTGTGATATCTCCGAAGAACAGTTCTCGGCTATTCGGCAAAGAGCTGAAAGCGATATCGACACGCTGACTTTCAACCGCATAACAGCAGAGGGCATTGACAGCTTCACAGACTTTCAGAGAGAGCGTATAAAGCGTTCCACAGCCTTGCAGATGAAATTCATCTATGACAATTCGGAGCTGTTAGAAAGCCCCCTGAGCGCTTACAGCATAAGCGGAGTTTCAATGTCATTCGATAAGTCAAAGGTGGTATCTCTTGACGGCGTTATCACAACACGTCAGGTCTACAATGTGCTTATGCAGACAGGACTATGTTACAGGGGGCTGATGTGATGAAGTTTCCTCGGCTTGTACCTGAAAGGGTATGCAAAACGCCCTGCAAGGTCTATCGAACGGACGGACTTAATCGTGACGGCTCAAAGAAGCAGACGGTCATATTTGAGGGCAAATGCTTTCACTCTGAGAAGTCAAGGCAGAAATTATCCGCAGAGAAACAGCTTATAACCTTGTCAGGCGAGGCTCTTTTCTGCGGAGATATAGCCCCTGATAACGCTGTTATAGAGGGCTATGCGGTCATAGGCGGCAGGACGTACAAGATATATGGCTCTGAGAAAGCCAAAGACCCTGACGGCAGGGTGAATTACACAAGATTGGAGCTGATATAGTGGGCATTGAAATAAAGCTTGATATGCAGGCAATAAAAGCTATCGAAGACGCTGCTGTGAAGTCTGCTGAGGTGGCTATGGAGCAGGTGAGGACAGACCTTGTAAGTGCTCAGACAATGCCGTTCGATACAGGCGATATGCAGAATAATCAGACCTTTGTCCACGCTGACGAAAGCGGTGCAAGTCTTGTGACAGGCTCTCCGCAGGCAAGACGTTTGTACTATCACCCTGAGTATCATTTTCAGAAAGGCAATAACCCTAACGCAGGTGCGGCTTGGCTTGAACCATATATCACAGGCAGTAAAAAGGACCTTGCCAAGAATGAGTTTGTGGCAGAGTTCAAAAAGAGGACAGGCGTATGACTTTACTTAACATAGCGGATATGCTGAGCGATATCCTTGAACTGCAGGACGTGTATGCAGGCACTATTGACGGCAACCTTGACAAGTGCATAGGCGTGTACAACGCAAAGATCTCAAAGCCACAGCGTATCTGCATAGGCGGAAAAGCCTGCACAAAAACACTTGAAAAACATATCTCGGTGCTTATTCATTGGACAGATACTCCCACGCAGGCAGAGATAAAGGCACAAAGCGTTCTTGATATCCTATCCGATATCCGTCAGTATAAGGGTGACGGATTTACGGTAAAGTATCTTGAATGCAAAGAGCCTGTTTCTGTTGGCAGGGACGAGCGAGGTGTGTGTGAATATGTTATCGAGGCAACAGTATATTACGAAAGGAATGAATGAGTATGGCAAACACAACAGGAGTTTATCCCGTATATGAAAACCAGTTCAAGATAGACAAGACAGGCGGCGACGGCTCGACAGAGAGCAATCTTGTGACTATTGCCGATATGGAGAGCTTTTCAGTATCCATTGACGGCAATATCGAGGAGTGGAAGCCTTTTGATCAGCTGGGCTGGACAAGACGTCTGCTCACTGGTAAGTCTATCACTATCAGTATCTCAGGCAAGAGAAACGTCGGTGACGCAGGCAATGACTACATCGAGAGCCTTGCACTCAAAACAGGTGCGGCGGCGACCACAACCCTTGTGTGGAACTTCCCAAGCGGAGCAAAGCTTGTTATCAAGGGCGTTGTCAGCGTAACAGAATGGGGCGGCGGAGATTCAACGGCAGTCGCACCGCTTGCGTTCGACTTTGCTTCCGACGGCAAGCCTGAGTTTACAGAGGCGGCAGCGTAAGAACACAGACAAAACAGGGGAGCGTTCAAAGCGCTCTCCTAATTTTATATATCAGAAAGGATAATAACTATGGCAAAGATGTATACACTCGACAGCAAGCTTCTTACAGGTACACCTGAAATAAGAGTAGGCGACAAGGTCTACCCTGTGGACGACAGGCAGAAAACTGTCAAGAAGATACTTGACATCTGCGACAAGAACGCTGAAAAGAAAGAACTTGATATGATAGACGAGGTTTTCAAGCTTGCGTTCGCACCAAAGGACTACAAGGAGATAGAGGCAATGAATATGCCTTGGGCGGCATATCAGCAGCTTTTCACTCTTGTTATCTCAGCGGTAACAGGCGAGGACGCAGAAAAGACAGAGGCTCGATTTCCGCAGGAAAACGCAGAGTAAGTTTGAAGAAAGCTGGTACGATCTTGACTATGACCGAGAGCTTATCATACAATCCATTGCAAAGCAGTACAATATCCTGCCCTCAGAGCAGGAAAATCTGCATTACAGCGATTGGTACAGGCTCGTTGCAGGGATTATGCACGATACACCACTGGGTCAGATCGTTCGTATCAGGAGCGAGGACAACAAGGATATCATAAAGAATTTCGACAGGTATGAAAAGCAGATACGCTCAGAGTGGACGGCGTTCAGAAGTCAGAAAGCAAGAGAAACGTTCACAGAGCAGGACAAGCTTGAAACTGCGAGATACTTTGAAAGGCTGTTCAAGGGAATGTTCGGAAAGGCAGGTGATAAGTAATGGCAGACGGAGCAAGCGTTGGTGTTATATCTCTTGACCTTGTGATAAAAAACAAGGTGCAGGAGCAGCTTGATAAGATATCTGCAAGCATACAGAACGGCTTTTCAAAGCCAGTAGAGCAGGCAGAGAAAGCTGTTGAGAACGCTATGGATAAGACCACTAAAGCCATAGACAAGGGCTTTGGCAGTGCGTCGGAGATCGCTCAGAAGAGTATGCAGGAAGCTGTTGAAAAGGCAATGGCTGAGTATGATAAGCTGGGCAAAAAGGCGCAGGAAGCGGCATGACAGACAGATAATATCAAGCCTAAAACTGTTCAGGTGAACTATGACCCCGAGTATGACACTACAAAGGTCGAAGCTGAGGTCAATGAACTAACGGATAAGATAGTTCAGAAAATGCAGGACAAGACTAAATCAAGTTCTGCGAAGATAAGTCAGACAGCAGCGGAAACGGCAAACAAGTCGGCCGAAAGCGTTTCAGAGCAGACAACAAAAATGGACGATATTATCGCAGGCTTTGCTGAAAGTGCCGTGCAGAAAATAAAGACTGTTGCAGGCAGGATAAAAAGCGGTATCGGCTCAGCCGTAAGCTTTGCAGGCAAGGCGGTGAAGTCAACTCTCGGCGGAGCTTTTAGGACAATGCGTTCGGCAGGCTCGAAGGCTGTTGATGCAGTTAAATCCAAATTCAGCAGGCTTAAAACAACTATCGACAGCACTTCAAAACCGCTGAGTAAGTTTACACATTCGCTCAAATCTGCGGCAAAAAGAGTGTTCTTAATGGCAGGCGTGCTTGTTTTGCTGAAAGGAATACGTTCCGCTGTTGCAAACGCTGTTTCAGGCAACGAAGAATTTGCCAAGTCCTTAAACGAAATAAAAGCAAACCTTACCATAGCTTTCACACCGATAATGAACACAGTAATGCCGTATCTCAATACGCTTATGACGGGCGTAGCGACGGCGACAAAAACTGTGGCGGCGTTTATCTCTGAGCTTTTCGGCACCACCTATCAGAAGTCCTTGCAGGCGACAAAGCAGGCGCAGAAATCAGCGGAGAAGATAAAGAAAACTCAGGACACTTACCTTGCAGACTTTGACGTTGTAAGAGTTGCACCAGATCAGAGCAAGTCCGATACAGACAGTTCAGAGGGCGGCATTGATTACTCAGCCATAAACGGCGACAACGTTCAGCTTCCTGATTGGGCGGAGCGTATGAAAGACGCCATTAAGTCGGGTGCCTGGGCAGGAGTTGGCTCTCTTGTGGCTGAAAAGGTCAACGGAGCTTTCGCATACATCAACTGGGACGGTATTCAGAAAAAGCTGAATGGCTTTGTGGATAAGCTTACAGACGGTCTGAACAGCTTTATTAACGGCGTTGATTGGACAGGTCTTGGGGACAGCTTCGGCGGAGGCATAAACACAATTTTTGGCGCAGGATACCGCTTTATGAAGAAGTTCGATTGGGCAGGCTTCGGCAAGGGTACGGCTAATTTTCTTAACGGCGGTATAAAGAAAACGAATTGGTCGCTTATCGGCAAGACCCTTGCTTCAAAATGGCAAGCTATCATCGACTATCTTTATTCGTTCGTTACCACCTTTGATTGGTCGGGCTTTGGCTCGTCCATAGGCACTTCTGTGAACGGCTGGTTTGATGAGATTGATTGGGGCAAGGCAGGAACGACTATCTCTGAGGGCGTGAAAGGTCTGCTTGATACGGCAATAAATTTCCTGCAAACTGTAAACTGGCAGGGCATAGGTGAAAAGCTGTGGACGTTCATTTCTACAATAGATTGGAGCGGTATTGCCACAAAGCTTTTCAAGGCAATAGGTTCAGCTATAGGCGGTGCGGTATCGGTGCTGTGGGGCTTTATCAAGGATGCTGTTTTCAGTATCCGTGATTACTTTACGGAGAAGATACAGGACTGTGGCGGTAATATCGTTGAGGGGCTTTTCACAGGTATCGTTGACGCTTTCAAGGACATAGGCACTTGGCTTTATGACCATGTTCTTACACCATTTATTGACGGCTTCAAGAACTGTTTTGGTATTCACAGCCCTAGTAAGGTCATGGCTGAAATGGGCGGATATATCATACAAGGTCTGTATAATGCCGTATCTGAGGGCATTGCAAAGATAAAGGAGATCTTCACAAAGCTTCTTAATGCTGTCAAGGGCGTTTTCAAGGGCATAGGCAAGTGGTTCAAAAAGACCTTTTCAGACGCTTTCGGAGGCGTAAAGACCATTCTCAATGGCATTATAATGTTCGTCAAGAGCATTTTCACAGGTAATTGGAAAAAGGCTTGGCAGGGTGTAAAGAAGATCTTCAAAGGCGTGTGGGATACGCTTTACAGCGTTGTGAAAGCACCTATAAACCTAATTATCGGTGCAGTAAACAAAATGACCAGTGCTATTGAAAGTGCGGTCAACTGGATAATCGACGGCATTAACAGCCTGAGTTTTGATGTGCCTGATTGGGTGCCTGGCATAGGCGGAGAAACCTTCGGCTTTGACCTTGACACAATAAGCATACCTGAGATACCAAAGCTCGCCACAGGTGGACTTGCGACAGCACCGACCCTTGCAATGGTGGGCGATAACAGGAACGCAAAGGCAGATCCTGAGGTAATTTCACCTCTGAGCAAACTGCAAGGTATGCTTGATAACGGCAAGCTTGACGAGGTGTTAAGGGTGCTGAACGCTATACTTGATTGGCTGAAAGCTTATGACCCTGTGTTCTTCGGAACAGTTGACAGCAAGGTGCTTTTCAAGTGTATGCAGGACAGCAACAATCAGTATAAACGTAAGACGGGAGTGAGTGCATTTTGACAGGAACATTGCTAAAGATAAACGGCGTGTGGGTGACAGACCCTGACCCTGATAGCTGGAGCCCTGTAAACTGTTACGAATGGACGGCAGGTTCAGGACGAGTGAATACAACAGGTCTGTTTGTGGGTGCAAGAAAGTTCTGCAAATATAAACTGCCTTGCAAGTGGACAATGCTTCCTGTCGCAGATTCAGCCGAGATACAATCCCTTATCGAGGACGGACCCGACTTTGCAGAACTGGAGTTTTGGCACAATGGCAAGTATTATTCTATATCCGCCAACGCAAGCGACTATGTACCGCAGGGGCTTGTCAGACTTGACGGTGGTGAGTATTACAAGAGCTGTACTGTCACATTCGCAGAACGTTAGGAGGGCATATGTACACCATAGCAAGCAATGAGATAACAAGCAGGATAGAGAGTTACAAAGCCTTGTGGGGTATGTGGATAGAGGACGCTCAGAGCGGAGCACCTGTGGCATATGACGGCATTCAGAACGTTCAGACGGACATTCAAGCAACCTCTCTGAGTGATGATATAGAGCTTGGAGCTGTCTGTTCTCAGAGTGTGACGGCGGAGCTGGTTGACGACGGAACTAAGTATCTTGGGAATGAGTATGTTTTCAGTTTGTATATGAAAGACAGCTCGGCTTTTACCACCTACTCCACCCTAGAAGCCTACACCTACGCAGAACTTTCAAAGCTGACAGTGGAGCAGATAAGCAAGCTTGGAGAGGTGCTTGACGGAGAGAGAATACCCCTTGGGCGTTTTACTTGTGTCAAGTCGAAAAAGTCGGGCGGAAATACTGAGGTCACTCTTGCGGATAGGCTTTACTTCTCCGACAAGACCTATGTGCCAAAGGTCAAGCTACCTGCGTGGTCAAAGGCTGTTGAAGACGATATCTGCAAGCAGCTTGGACTGCAAAACGGCAACGACTACACCATCCCTGCAAAGCTGCGTGTAAAGGGCGGTGCAAGGCTCTACGGCAAGGGGCATATACGCCTAAAGACCGCAAACTTCGACTTCAAAATAAGCTCTATACCCAAAGACACCACAATGCGGCAGATGCTCAGTTACATCGCCTCGGCACAAGGCGAGTTCGGTTTTGTTGACCGATACGGCAGATACGTCCGCAAATGGTATGGCTCGAGCGTGAAGATACTGGACAACAACACTATCGACCTGCCAACACTGGGAGAACGTCCGAATATCCTCGCAGGCATTGTCTGCAAGGTCAGCGACAGCGAAACTCTGCGGCTGGGCAACACCACAGGCTTGGCAGGGCGTGTGCTGGAGTTTGAAAATCCATATATGACAATGTCGCTGCTGCGGTCATTGTGGCATAGGATAGGCGGCTTTTCGTGGTACACAACGGAGCTTTTTCACCGCCTTGGCGACCCCCGATTTGACGTTGGGGACGTTGTGACATACGTCAGCGAAAGCGGCGAAAGCTATGATATACCAATAACTAACATAGGATTCAATTTTGACGGCGGACTTTCAGCCGATATTTCTGCAGTGGGTCTGTCGGTGGAAGAACAGCTTTAGGAGGCGAGATAATGGACGAAAATGAGATAACAACTGTGGCTGATACGCAGGCGGAGAATACTGCCGATATAGCGGACACAGGTCAGACAACGCCCACCACTGAGGAGCTTATCCAGCAGCTCACGGCGAGGGTGGCAGCTCTTGAAGAAATAGTGGGCGAGGAGGAGTATGAGCTGCGGTACTCGGGCGAACAGACGGACGAGCTTTTAGACGGCGGTACAGCGGTGTTTCGTGCAAAGACAGCGGCGCAGATAGTAAGCCTTGTGAACAGGCTCTACCCACTGTATATGCGGTGGGGGTCTTTCACGGTGAACATGAAGGTCAACGCCGACAACGGCTCACAATGGACTTACAACACACGCACAGGCATGATACCCTCGGGGGTCACTAACCCTGCGGTGTTTATGGTGTGCGACTGGAACAAAAAGCACTTCAAGTCGCAGAGCTTTCAATACAAAGTCGCAAGCAACGGCAGGGACATCGACTGGGAGGCATACCTTGAACACACCTCAGACCAAGGCGGCACATACGCTTTCAAGGTGTACTATCTCATAGTTGGCAAAAATGCGGAAGGGGGAAGTATAGTTGGCTAGTTTCACGGAAAATCTCGGGCTTAAAAAGCCTGACAGAACGGACAGGTTCAGCATCGAGGACTTCAACGGCAATATGGATATTATCGACACTATACCCGATATGGCGAGCGGACAGAGCCTTGTGGGAGTGTCGGTAGGAGAAGCATACGGAAATATAGGTATAACAGGCATAGCGGAGGCGGTCGAAGATGAAAATATATGAGGGAACAGACGGACTAAGAGGATTAGTCAAGAAGCTTATCGAGGTCTATGACTTTAAGAAAGTTGTGTTCGAGGGCGATAATGCGAGTATTGATACACAAAATGCCACCTTTCAGCTTTGGGTAACAGATGAGCTGTTTTTAAGAGGGCAATTTTCTGATACAAATAGTAACTTTGGCTGGTGTGACTTGAGGACACAAGCATTAACTTGTCCTTGTGTAAGTACTGCACCTCGTACTGGAGATCCTAGACGTTGGGTCATTTACAAACAAAATGACCTAGTTGCTATGGGTATAGACAGTAATACCACTAGTAGACCTGGTATAAATATAATAATTGGTGAAGTAACTAACTATGAAACAGGAGAAACCGAAATAGGAATGGCCACAAGTTGTGCTGATAATAATATTCGCTTATATACAGTATTCACTGATGGGGCTACTATTAAATCTACTCCTTATAGATATTTTTGTCAGCAGAAATCGGTGACTTCACTTGCTCCTGTAGTTTCTACTGATTTAAACAAAGGTTTTACAAATGTGTATCATATACTTTCTCATATACAGGGTATATCAGATAGCTATAATAACAGTGACTATGCTGTACCTACGCAGACGGTGCTGCTTAACGGCAAGAAATATCTGCTGAGCAGATTTGCATTTGAGATAAAGGAGTGAGCAAGATATGAAGCAGAAGCTAGCAAAGCTGATTGACGTCAAGTCGATCGTAACGATATTGTTGACAGCGGTGTTTTGCGTGCTGGCACTGCGCCGCACGATAACTGCAGAACAGTTCATCACGGTGTTTACTGTGGTGATATCGTTCTATTTCGGCACGCAGAGCGCCAAGAGAAAGTCAGGTGATGACGAGTGACGGAAGCAATTATCGTTGCACTGATAACAGCTGCTTCAGCGGTAGTGTGTCAGCTTGTCATAGCATCTAACAGCCGTAAGACTATGCAACAGGCGCAGTACGACAGCCAAAAACTCATTGAGTACAAGATAGACAAGCTGTCTGAGCGTGTGGACAAGCACAATTCCGTTATCGCACGGACGTACAAGCTGGAGCAGGACTATGCTTTGATTGATGAGAAAATCAAGGTGGCTAATCATAGAATTGACGATTTGGAAAGGAAGTAATTTTTATGGCAAAGACATTCAAGGGTATTGACGTTTCACAGTATCAGCAGGGCGTTGACTTCAAGAAGGTCAAGGCTTCGGGGGTCGATTTCGTTATCATTCGTGCAGGCTATGGCAAGTACGCTAATCAGAAAGACCCATATTTCGAGAAAAACTACAAGGCAGCTAAGGCGGCAGGGCTAAAGGTCGGTGCTTACTGGTACAGCTATGCGGCGAGCGTCGAGGACGCAAAGGCAGAGGCTCAGACCTGTATCAACGCTATCAAGGGCAAGACGTTTGAGTATCCGATATACTTCGATCTCGAGGAGCGTTCACAGTTCGCAAAGGGCAGAGCATTTTGCAATAGTCTTGTCAAGACTTTCTGCAATGTACTTGAGCACGCAGGCTATTGGGCAGGACTGTATATCAGCCGTTCGCCTTTACAGCAGTACATATCTGCCTACGTCGCTAAGAGATACGCTTTGTGGGTCGCTGAGTACGGCTCACGTTGCAACTACGGCGGAACATATGGTATGTGGCAGTACAGCTCCACAGGCAGGGTCGGCGGTATCAGCGGCAATGTTGATATGGATATCTGCTATGTGGACTATCCTGCGAAGATCAAGTCTAAGGGCTTGAATGGTTTCAAAAAGCAGGCTATCAGACCGACTAGCAAGCCGACTACAAGCTCCACCAAGAAGACAGTGACTTATACGGTGAAGCGTGGAGACACGCTCTCGGGCATTGCACGGCGCTACAAGACCACTGTTGCAAAGTTGGTCAAAGATAACGGTATCAAGAACGCTAATCTCATTTATGTGGGGCAGAAGATCAAGATCAAGTAGGTAGTAAAACAGCCGTCTCGGACTTTTATGGGTCTGAGGCGGCTGTTCTTATCGTTATACTATTGACCATCGAACATTGCATTAATATTCATTGGTGGCATTACTATTGGTTCTATTCCTGGTTGTGAAGTTATCAATGTGAGTTCACTCCTCAAATAAGGGAATAAAATAGACACGGTATTTTTATTCATTATTGATTCTCTTAACAAATCATTACTGCATTCCAAACTGAAATTTCCACAAAGTTCAATAATTATATGAAAATCAGAATCGTTCATTGACGTAACTGTTAGTTTTAATTTAGTACAAAAAACTGATTCATCAGATGTTTCAACTTCTTTTTTTAAGTTGAAATTCAACTCATCAATAGGGCACTCATTTGGATTTACATATTCAACTTGTGTAAATTTAATACTTAATGATTTTAAGATACTGTGCTGTTTCTGCGAAAGTTCCATATAATCCTCCTATAATCTATGAAGCCAATAATTCAGTTGAATCGTCTACTAAATAGTATTCGTCAAATAATTCCATAGCGGTTAGAAACAAAACATCATTCTTGATGCAACCGCTCTTATCAATTACACAACCACCTCGACCTTTGCATACTTCAGAGTAACCAATACCATTAAGTTCGGCAATAGATTTTATCATTTCTTTACTTATCAT